AAGCGTCTTTTTAAGACGATCAAGCTCTTTTTCACGTTCTAAGGTCACCGCTTGGATAAGATTCATAGGTGTGTCTGCAGGAATTCCAAGATTTGACAAGGCGCCCTCTATATTTCCAGCATGAAGCATATTACGAATCTCTGGACTTACTAGACTTGAAATGGCACGATGTGTTGCAGGTTGTTCACACATATAGGATGTATCAATAATATTCGGCATTTTTTGTGATTCATCTAAAAACTCTCTAGAACATGTTAAAAGTGTTACTGCGCGAAGTGCATGATCTGAATAAAAGGTATCTAGCCAACGTGAACTTCTTACACGAAGCCAGGTAGTTCGCCCATATGCATAACCACCATACTTTGAAACACCAAGTTCCTGTTTTAGCCATTTCCCCAATTCAGGTGTATATTTCGTCATGTTATTTTCATAATAATCTAAAAGAGATGGACGAACAGTCGTGCCATTAAATATAAAATTAGGCCAGGTTGCTGTAATAAACCAAGTAAACGCAGAGTTTGGTTTTATATTTGTACTAGGAATATGTATACTATCTGCCTCGTCAATAAAGATGCGCTTCCAACGATGTTGAATTAGTTTTGCAGTAGCTTGAACTTCTGCATAGAGCGTGTTACTTACAAGAACTGCATCGGCAGACTTGAATTTTTTACAAAAGGCTCTATGACCCGAAATATCATCTGTTGTTGCTGCATTAAGTTCCTTGCTTGACTTTGCGAAAAATATATTCAATGTTGTATGATGTTTGCAATAGTCTTGCCACTGTCTATAAATTGTATGAGGAACAATAATTAATGAGGACCCAGAAGCATCTTTATATGTCCGTGTACTTGTTGTAAAAAGATGACGATTGCTACTTGGATAAAGAATATTTTGTACCTGTGGAAATCCACCAGAAGTCTTTAGCGTTGCAAGATATCCTAAAACAACAAGACTCTTTCCACTTCCAACTTCATCACCAAGAACACCATAATTTGAAAATGTTTTTGTTCCCTTGAAAGGAATTCCTGCCATAGAAGCCTTTTCACGCTCGGCCATTGCATGAATCAAGGCTTTTTGGTGAGAACGAAGATGCATTTTGATTCCCTCAGGTTGTACCGCTTGAGGTGAAGTGGACGTGAGCTGATTCTCAAAAGCAATATTTATGCTATTGAGAAATCCATCTGCTGTCCATGAAGCTTGTGGTATTGCCAAAGCTTCATTATCTGAGTCACCCATATCTTTCTAGATTCCACAGACGATATCTCTTTACGCTGTTGAATAAAAATCTCGTAGCGCCTTGTTCTTTATAAAATCTTGAATTTTTAGATTTGTGTGTTTAATAAATGGCGATTCAATTGATAAAAATCGTTCCTTATCAAACGTATTTTCTGAATGACTGATTACAAGCATAACCTTGTATGGATCTAGCTGGATCATTGGATGAATATGTTCCTCTAAGAAACTGATTTCCTCAGAAAAGGTTACAAATTCATCGTATGTATGCGTATCTGAGTATGATTTTCTGTATGCCATTGTGCCATTTGTTGCATGATTGGGTCCATAGGGACCCATCTTGATAATTTTCTTACAACTTGAATAATACATATAAACAATAGACGAGCCTGCAAGATTAATTGTTGGGTTTGCTGAAAATTTCTGAACAACATGTGATACTCGCTCAGGACTATAGAAATCATCATCATCCATACAGACAATAATTTCGCCTTTTGCTTCTCGATTCAACTGGTTTCGTTTTGCACCAATTGTATCCTTATCCTCATTATAAAGGTACCGAATATTTGGCAAATCCTTGGTTAGAGCCAGGAATTGTTCTCTAACAGGTTCTCCATCATCCAAAAGAATCCATTCCATGCGATCTTTCGGATAGGTTTGAGATTTATAACATTCTACAAGGGATGGAATAAATCGGTCCCTATTATAAGTTGGTGTAATTACACTTACAAAGGGCTTCATCTAAGTATCTTCTAAAAGGTAATTTAAGCTCCATTATGCACTCATTGTTTCTTTTAGACTTGCTTCAAAGGCCTTATAGGCAGATGTAGCGTCATTATCTGGAACCCAGTAAAAAGGATACCACAGATACTTTCCAAGACGTGTTGTAGCAGGCTCAATACTGAGTGGAAGCATTGCGTATATAGGTAGACGTCCATCACGAAGTCTTTTATAAATTGCATACAACAAGACTAAGGGGGCAAAGGGAGGCAGGGCACCCCAAATAAAATAGAGAACGCGATAGGCTGGTACGCGTCCAATTGCAAAATTTGCAGCAAAACTTCCACACATGAGTAGAAAGGCTACCACAAACAGCCCTACAAAGGTTTGTATACATGTATTTAAAATTGTATTCATCCCCTCATTGATATCCACAGTGGCATCCTTGACTTTCTTCAAGTCATCTTCATGCTTTGTAACAGTCAATCTTGCTTCTTGTGCTCCTTGATTTACAATTTGCGTTAGTTCATTTATCATAAAGCTTTTTGCAGTTGGATCGCTTACAAGAGTATTGAATTTATCTTGAAGTTCTTGAATTTTTGATTGAATATCTATACTCGTAACAGTCTTCATATTTTTATTATACCATGCAGTTGTATTTGTGGATTCTGCTAAAAGTTTGGCTTGTAAGGTAGAATCTATAAGCTTTTTATTAAAAGCTGTATTAATAATAACTGGAGCCGAAATTGTTCCATTATAAAAACGCCCTAGAGGAGCATCAATTGTAAGAACACGGTTGATTTCGGCCACTATTTCGTCGCGTTTTGTCAAGATCTCATTCAAATTTGCATTTGGAGTACTAGATAACCATGTCTGGGCAATTTTAATCTGATTTAAAACACTTTTAGCACCTTCGGGGGTAACTCTATTTGCTGTTGCATCAGACGTTGTATTTGTCTGAGTTTTAGTTAAAAAATCTTGAAAATCTGTACGAGCCTTACGAATTTGCGCAATTTGGTCAGATGTTAATTCTGGTTGTCTAAAAAACAAGCTCATTGCCCCTCTATCTATCTTTTATACAAACATGGATAGCGCACAGCGCAGTATAATTAATTTCTATACAATAAAGAGACTCCGAAGGGAATGTCAAAAGTGATTTCAAGACATCATACAAGAAGAAAGATAAGCTTTCCATGGGAAGTTGCAATTCCAAGTTACAAGAGACCAGAAACACTACGTGATAAAACACTTGCAGTTTTAAAACACTACAAAATTCCTCCTAGTAAAATTACAGTCTTTGTTGCTGACAAGGAGCAGGAAAAGCTTTACAAGGATACACTAAAAGAGGGATCCTATGGCAAAATTGTTGTTGGAATTGTTGGTATGAGGGCAATTCGTAACTTTATCAGTGAGTATTATCCTGTTGGTACTCAAATTGTGAATATTGACGATGATATTAAGGGGTTTTTAGAATACGATGCTTCAAAGCCTCGTAAAGAAAAGCCTCTAAGAAGTCTTCTTGCTGTCATCAAAAAGGGATTCAGTGAATGTGAAAAGGCTGATGCTAAACTCTGGGGTGTATATCCTGTTGCAAATGGATTCTTTATGAAGCCAAAGATTTCAACAGATTTGCGATATGTGATTGGAAGCTTTTGGGGTTGTATTAATCCTGGAACAAAGATAAAGATTACGCTTGACGACAAGGAGGATTATGAACGAAGTATTCTTTATTACAAGGCAGATGGGGCTATTGTTCGTTTAAATATGGTTGCCCCCATAAGCTCTTACTATAAGGAACCTGGGGGTATGCAGGAAGAGCGGACAAAACAACGAGTTGAAAAATCTGCACGTTGGCTTGTAAAAACATACCCCGATTTGGCTGTTCTAAATCCTAATAAAAAAAGTGGATTTATGGAAGTTCGTTTGCGGGATAGTAACGCAAGTAAAACTAAGGAAACCTAGTAATGAGAGTTGCTCTCTGTTTCTGGGGTATCTGCCGATCAACAGATCGGACTATTGAGAGTATTGAAACCTGTATTTTCAATCCTCTCTCCAATGCACAAATATCCTATGATGTATATGTTCATACATATAAACTCTATAGACCTTATACAAATGTACGGTCAAATGAAACCGGTTTACAATTAAAGAATACAATATGGAAACTCTTGAATCCTAGAGAAGCAAAGATTGAAAATCAAGACGACGTTGATAAGGCTCTTGATTTAAAAAAATATAGAACACGGGGCGACCCATGGGAAAATGATTATTCAACTCTAGATAATCATATTCGTGCATTATATAGTCTTTCTGAGGTTACAAAACTATGGTCACAGTCTGGCTCAACCTATGATCTTGTGATATACTTGCGCCCTGATGTTCGATTTATGACCCCCCTATCTCTTGATTGGTTGAGTGTCAGAAAGGGTCTTGTTCTCATCCCAGACTTTCACCTCTTTTATGGATGCAATGATCGTTTTGCGATTGGTGTTCCCAAGGATATGAAGATGTATGGTGAACGGTTTTATTCAGCCTATGAATACTCTTTACAAAAGCCTCTTCATAGTGAGCAATTTTTATCAAATCATATTGCGGGTTATGGAATTGAATTTAAAACAATACCCATACGATTTCGTCGTGTTCGTGCAGATGGCTACACATGTGATGCAGATAAAGATTTATAGGGCATTCTTCAATCCACCATAGCCAGACTCTACAACAAAGAAGTTAAGACTTTCAGCATATACTATTAACTCATAGACATAGCTGGGATTAACTGGAAGCGCCCAAGGATTCACATCCAATTGAAATAAGCGAATGCGACTCGCATTTATGGATCCACTTGGCTGATCAAGCGGGCTTGTTAAACTGAAATTCACAAGTGGAAGAAATAACGAATCTGTCATGCTTCCTCCTGTTGTTGTACGGTAGGCTTGTACCTTTGTAAAAAAGTCTATTGGCTTTTCTTCTTGAATTTCATTACCGTCCAAAAGAACGCGCATTGAATTTATAATTTGTTGTTGCGCATTTAATATAATCACACCAGTGCTCATAATTGTATTTTGCACCTGACTTCCTCCTGGTGTAGGTAACCAAGGGCGAAGATTGGGATTAACCCAATTTGTGTAATTATTTACTTGATTTCTATAAGTGTAGGAATCACTTCTTCTGGGAACGAGCACAAGTCGTGTAACTGGATTGCTCAATTCAAGATCGAGGGTTGTTCGTGTATATAAATTGGGATATCTGATTGTTGTCACTTGATTGACAAGATAATTCAAAGGCTGGCTTGCAAAAATCTTACGTTCAGCGTCTGTCAAATAAACATAGGTTGTTTGAATCTGTGGATTGAAGAACCAGCTATTTAATTGGGGTGCCGTGTATCCAATATCTGTTGCAAAGGCTCTGAATTCACCAGAGGCGTCGTAATTTGCAACATAGCTTGGCTGTCCAATTGAATTATTTACTCTTGAAGACAGTACACGATATCCAGGACGGACACGAAATCCAGAGGGGTCTAAGATACTGTATAGTTCCTGAATGGGTCGAAGTGTCAATTGAATTTCACATTCGTGATACTGAAGGCCTACCAAAGGCAGTGCCTTACTCGCAGATTCTGAAAACCAGAGGGGAAGAGGAACATAACATGTCTGTCCTCTGATGCTTGGCTGATTGAGTTGCTGAATACGTGAGGTATCATTAACAACCGTGGGATATCCCTTTCCAAGAGAACCACCTGCATAGGCACCCTTGGACGGATCGGTCAGCTCATTTGTATCACCAACTTGGTTTCTCCATTTTGTAAGAGTATCAGTGTCCAAGTCGGCATGAGCCTTAGCAATAATGTAATCACTATCAAATTCTTGAATCTTTGAGCCACCAACATAGAAGGCCAGATTATTTATAATATGAGCACCTAGAAAGCGATTCCACTGAAATTCATATTGAGACTGGCGTTGTGATAAGGGGACAAATTTACTATAAATATCTGGAATTGTAAATGAAAATGTCATGTCTGTGCAAAGGTCTGCAATTCGTTGAATTTTTGCACGAAGTTTAATGGGCTGGTCATAAAAGAGTTCATTTGGACCTTCTAGGGCAAGTGTTGCGTTTTCCATTGAGAAGTGTGCATGACGTTTAAATACCTTATAAAAATAAGTAAATTCTGGATTACCATTAAGAATTACATTCTGGGATCCATAAGATACCAAGGCTAATAAACCTCCACCGGGCATAGACCCTTCCTGTTAATCACTTGAGAGATCGTTTTTAGACCAACTTATTATCTAGTGATCTAGACCATAAGATGGTTTTGTATGATACTGTTTAGCGGTCATAGCTTTAGCGGTCATAGCTTGATGTCCACCAGTTATCTTCAAGATATGGGGGAGAATCTGCATTGTTTGTCTCAACCTGCTTGTTAGGTCCCTCATTAACAAGAGCTTGGATCTCAGTGTATGAAAGAGCATAACTGTAGTATGAAAGTCTACTTGTACTGCCAGAGAACTGGCCAAAGACTACAAAGTTCTCTCCCTTGAGGGACGGGATAGCCGTTGCATTGAGATTCGTGGGTCTCTGACTAAAGAGATAGAGGTTACCAAAGTTCTGGTAAAGAACACCACCATCAATATTCAACTTCTGTGCAAGGTTACCATTGATATAGACCTCAATTGTATTTCTCTGGGCAACAATCGCCACGTGAACCCACTTCTTGACTGGAATATTATCAACATCGATATAGTTATTCCATGTCTTTGAGCTGTTCATATATACACGGAGAGTATTTGTGTTACTCTTCATAAAGACACCAGGGGCCATAAGAGGGAAGGGTGTTGGGTTACCCTTGTGTAGAATGTGCTTGAGACCTTCCTCTTCTCTGAATGTTCCAGGATTGACCCAGAGGAAGAAGGAGTAACTGAATTCAACACCAGTACGTTCATTGTCTGACATGGGAAGCAACTTGGGTTTACGGGCAGCCGGATTCTGCTCAAACTCACGGGGCTTGTCATCAGAGTTGACAGTTAGTGCCAAGATATCAACCTTTGTTCCAGCAACAGCAACAAAGCTCTTATATAGTAATTCAAGTGACATAAATAGAATGTACACCACTATAGCAATAACAAGTGACAAAAGTACTTGTGCTAGAACACCCTTACCCATAACATAACCTAATGGACTAGCATTCAATGCATTATTCATGCGTCCAGAGTTGTTGCTCATCTACCTCTACTTACTAAAGAGTGTTATTTCCTTCTCACCCACAACCTGACAGTTGAGATAAGAATGAGTAATCATATTAATTTAGACAGTCAAAGGATTGATATTCTGCTTCGGGTAGCTTGGATCAAATGATGCACCAAACATGGCATTAATATATCCCCATGCAGTGTAATTCTTACCGGGCCCACTCATATAAAGTTGCCATACTTGCTCGGGATTGAGAGCATAGTTGTAGGCACTTACATTACTTACATAACCACCAAATCCCTTGTAGTCAGCAACGTTGAGTGTAAGATTGGTTCTGTCAACCTTATAAAATGAAGAGAGTACACAACTGCGAGCCAATTTACCATCAAGATATACATCACATGTCTTATTATTAAGACAGACTGTAACTTGAACCCACTTTTGTAAGTCAACGGCAGGGATATCACATGGTTGGGGATTATTAAGAAGACTTCCATCAGATTGCATGTTACCAAAGATACTTGTAAGAGTCGTAGCAGACAAATCATTTGCAACACCATCAAGTGGTGATGGAGAATTCCCAGAGGGTACAATCGCTCCTGGAGAACTGTTCTTTGTGTGAACACGGACATTCAATGAATTCTTATAGGCACCAAGGTAGACTGCAAGAGTCAAAAATGTACGACCGCCAAGTGTCAAGACACACTTATTCATACCACGATTCACGGCATAATCATTGATATAGATCCACGTATTTACCGAATATTCACCACCTTCATAGATTGCCGGAAGATTATCGATAGATGTTGTATAAGCACGGTCTGGATTTGCGGGTTTGATTGTATCAAGAACAACCTTTCCTTCTAGGCCTGAAGCACCAAAGAGATATTGATATATATAATATAGTACTACAAGAGCCACAATAACAAACACAACCTTTCCTAAAACACCACCTGAGTCCATGGGATTCTCTCTAAAGAAGAAACAGATTCTAAGCGTAGGGTGATTTCCAAACTTTTAATGGTGACTGTGGTGTGCTAGATGTATTGAAACAAAAGATACCACTCGGGCAAGATGCGCTGAACATTGAAAGCATATCATATATTTCGGCAAATGTGACACTCTTATACGGCTGATGGCGTGTGTCTGATGTAACTCCTAATTCCCTTTTAATTTCATCAAGTCTATAGGGTGTCGGAGCAATCTTTGGAAGTGTGTATTCGCCAATTAAGCGGGGATCGCCAACATTTAATGATGAACTATCAATTGCAGGATAATACTTGGTTCTTTGACTTGAAGAAACTTTTCCATTATAATAAATTGTATAGCGTCTTCCTTCACGAACAATTGCTACATGAACCCATTTTTGTTGAGGGAAATCTTCAACATCAAAAATTTCAAGAGATTCGGATGGATTTGGGTTCTGAGTTTTAATAATAAGCTGGGTCTTTGGAGGGGTACTTACACCTCCTGGAAGAATCTGTAAATGTAAGGTATTACCAAGTCTTAAAAGCGTAACTGGGTTAATGTTTTGCCCAATACTTTGTGTCTTGTTATTTACCATGCAAAAGATGTAAACCATTAGGGTTGCACCTGAGGGTGTTAAAAAGTTATCACGGCCGTCTCCAGTTGTACCAATTTTTGTGGGAACACTCATTGAACCATGACTCGGGGATAATAGGTTTGTTAAACTTGGTCTAGATGTCATAAGAATCGTATATGTAACAATTCCTGCTACAAGCACAACTAATAAGACAACCAGCAAGATTGCTGATACGCTCATTCCTACCGGTCACTGCGAAAGTTAAGAACCCTTAAAGGGTTCTCAACTTTGGCTTGAACTCTACACGTCAAATATTCTATTTGACTGTACACTGCGAAAGATTAAGTACTCACCTTTCAGGTGGGTACTTAATTATGGCTTGAACTCTACACGTCAAATATTAGAGTCTATGCTGAACAAGAATCTGGCATATCCTTTGTAGTAAAGCTACAACTTCCACCATAAGATCTAAACTCTGATGGACTCAAGGGTCTTGGCCAAACACGCAAATTCATTACGCGGGCCGTAGACCCCAATATATTTGATAGAGGAGGTTGGAGCTCACCAACAGAAGCACGAATTGCCTTTGTAAAGGTTTTACTTTTAGCAAGATATCCATTTACATATACTTCCAAGACACGAGAACCAATCATAACACCAATACGAACACAATTTCCAACTGGAATATTCGGAATTGTTACAGAATCAAGATAGGGTTGTGCAGTTGATGATCCATCTGTTGTTTGAATACTTACATTCAAATCGTTTGTCATTCGGTCCAACCAAAGACAGACATTAAAGTTTGGATTAATTGTTAGAATTGTATCATTATCTGAAAAGGGGCGTGTAGGTTCTTGTAAGACTGCTCCACGTGTAAATAGAATTCGTGGATAATTCGTATTTGCAGTTGGATTATCTACTTGAATATCTAACAACATGCTCCAATCTTCAAAAATACCACCCAATGGAGTATCTATTTCTTTCAATGAGGATAATTTATCAACATCCTGCCAAAAGAGTTTTGAGTCGTCACTACCGGGAAGCCCTATAATACCCTTGTCTCCAGGTCTTGTTCTAAAGATAGGATATAAGGTGTAATTCACAAGAATGAGAATAAAAAGACCAATGATAAGTATAATGATTAGATAAAAGAGGTATTGTAGAAATCCTGAACTAAGACCAGTATCTGTCATTGTAGAAGAATAGT